AAAGCACCAGCAGCAATCTGCAGAAAAGTAGCAAGTCTACCTGGTGTAGGTGGTGGTATTGAAGTATGGGGAGATGGAGAACAGACAAGATCTTTCCTTTATATTGATGAGTGTATAGAAGCATCAAGAAGATTGATGGATTCTGATTTCATAGGACCTGTTAACATTGGTTCAGAAGAGATGGTAACTATTAATGAACTTGTTAATAAGGTTGCTAAAGTCTCAGGTAAAGCAGTTTCTAAGAGACATAAGTTAGATGCTCCTCTAGGTGTTAGAGGAAGAAATTCTAATAATGATTTAATTAGAGAAGCTATAGGATGGGATTATCAACTAACTCTTGAAGAAGGATTATCTAAAACTTATGCATGGGTAAATGAACAGGTTAAGAAAGAAAACTTTGTTCAAGTTGAAGTTGAAAAAATGCAAAAGCAAGCTCTAGGAGTGGAAGTAACAATTTGAAATGACAAAGATCAATAAGATCTACATGATCAATACTCCTTTGTTTCAAACCAAAGGAACTCATCATTTTATGACAACTAAATTTGTAGGTTCATTCCAGATGCATGGTTTGGAAGTAACTGAGTTGGTTGATTTTGATCATGTAGATGATGCTGATGATCAAGTTTTCCTTTTATGTGATAATTTTTATGATCAACTTAATGCATCAGGATATGATTGGGTAAGTGAATTTGATAGACTAGCTGAAAGATTCCCAAAAACAGTATGGTTGTTCTGGACATTTCATAATGTTCTTTACAGACATTATTGGAAACCACAAAAACCATTTCCATTTAAGAAGGTAGCATTTACTGGAGAATATTATAGAAGTCCTCAATATGGGGAAGGATATTTTCCAGAATATTATAGTACCTACATAGGACAAACTGAACATATTGATTTACCATTTGCTGCTGGTGTTCACCCAGAAGAACTGGATGAAGTATTAACAGAAAGAACAGACAAATATGATTGTGGATTCTGTGGTTGTCAATATAAGTCAGAGTGGACAAATAAATTAGCAGAAAAGTATAATTGTTTTGTTCACTATTGGCCACCTTTCTTAGAGGAAGAAGAGAGGTTGCAAAAAGCATTCTTAGATTCTAAAATATGTTTAGGATTTAATTCAGATGAAAACATCAAGAATGGTTTACCAACTGAAAGAACATTTGAAGGAATTGCTTATGGGTGTGTGGTTCTCACTGATTGTAAAATGGCAGAGGAAGCAACTGATGGGGTTGCTGTCTATGTTAAAGATTATGAGGACTTGCAAAGACAAGTTGACTTTTATTTAAACAATGAAAGTGCAAGAAAGAAAAAGCAAAAAGAAGGGTATGAATATGCGTTAAATAAGGGCACATATTATACTGTTGCTAAAAACTTTATTAACTCTATTGAAAAACTTTATCCAAACTAATCATGAATAGAATTACTGATTACTCTAAATTAAAAACTAACATAACAGACTGGATGGCAGACTATATGAAGTCTTCTGGTATGAATGTTTTTGTTGTTGGTGTCTCAGGAGGCATTGACTCAGCAGTTGTATCTACTCTTGCAGCAGAAACCAACTATAATGTATTTGCTTTAGGTATGCCAATACATCAAAAACCAGAACAAGAATCATTATCAGATGCACATCTTAAATGGTTATCTGAAAAGTATGTTAATGTTGAAGCAGTGAAGATTGATTTAACAAATACTTTTGATACATTTACAAATGATCTAGAAAGATATGCTACTGATAAACATGCACTTGCCAATACAAGATCTAGATTGAGAATGGTAACTCTATATCAATTTGCAGGTCAATACAAAGGTATAGTTGTTGGTACAGGAAATAAAGTAGAAG